TATCCGCAACGGCTTTGGCGATCTTGCCCAATGGAATAGATGCGTGCGACAGGACTTCGGCGGGATCTAATCCGTGCGAAAGTGCGATAGCCACTAAGCCGTCATTGTCGATGACTTTCTTTGTCGCGCCCATGGAGCTGAGCTTCAGCGTCGGGAACGTCATGCCTGACTTCGCCAAGCCCATAGCCCGTTCTTTAAGGCGATCTGACCAATTGCTGACGATCTTAGCAACGATCCAGAGTTCTTCGATCACCGCCGGATCGTCAGGATTCTCAAGATCCACATCGGGAAGTTGCGGGTTAAGCTTCTTTGCGACTTCGATGACCAACCCACCCAAAGCTGGGCAGTGATCTTCGTGCCTGCAAAAGCGGCAGTTCACTGTGGGCGTGCATTCGCCCAATGACGGTGTTCCGGTTTCCCATTTGGGTCGCGTTTGTTCGCCCTTCTTGATGATCTCGCTGAGTTCGTCGATCATCGGTTGGAGATCCTTTGCGCGGGAGAACGTGTAGTGCAGCGAAGCGTAGTGTTGCGGCACGTAGAATACGAACGTGATTTCCTCAAGTTGTGGGAACTTCTGGAAGGCTCCGATGGTATACGCCTTCGCTTGCCAGTTCTTTTCAGGCGGATCGATGATACTGATCCCTGTCTTGTAGTCCGCCATAACGGCTCTGTTTCCAAATAGGATAAGACGGTCGCAGGTGCCCCATGTCTTAGTGCCATTGAGTTCTACAGTGACTTGGATCTCGTTGTGCTCGACTCCTCCAGCGGGGAAGTTGGCTAAGAAGTCCTGTTCCATGGCTACGATTTGGTCGTAGATGCGGAGTTCTTCTTCGTTGTGGAGAGCAGAAGGATCGAAGATCTCAAGTGCTTCGTGGATTCGCGTGCCCATTTGAGCGGCTGCTGATGATCCGTCTTTGCCGTGATACGCAGCGCAACCCGCTACATACTTTAAAGAGGACGGTGAGAACTCTGCGTGTCCGCGAGAGGAGTGGTCTGGTGTTTGTGTCATAATTTTATGCGAAAAAGCGCCCCCTAAACTAATTGTTTAGGGGGCTATGAAGAGGAACCGCAGGAGGTCTTTCACCCCTCCAATCTATTTTTGGTAGAAAGGCGCATTACAAGCAGTGCGGCATTAATTGCGCGGTCGGGAGTTGAACCCGAAACCCTTGCTTATGAGACAAGTGAGATTCCCATTTCTCCACCGCGCTGAAGGGAAGTTGGCTTGTTCCGTTTCTTTTGCAAGAACTATTTTAGTCTTTGCCCGTGAAAAACGCTTCGAACTTTTTGAGCTTAGCCCTCATTTCTTCGGCTCGCTTCTCCCAAACGGCAGCAAGGTTCATGTAATAGGATACGCTTAGCCTCCAATCATCATCCTTACTCCCAAGCTCTTCTTCAAGCTCGTCGATTTTGCTTTTGAGGGCTTCTTGTTCTTTGCACATGTTTTCAAGATCGGTTTTTATGCAATTTTTTTCGATATGCAGTTCGCCAACTAAACGGTGAAACGCGTCCCGTTCGTCTCTCAGAGAGATAATCGTAAGTAGTAAATCATCCTCCCACGGGTTGTGGAACTGGAGAGGTATGGTGTTTTTCAATTGAGCTTCAAGAGCACGATGCTTCTCCCGCGCATCGGCAAGATCATCATGTTTTTTACGCCATTGATCACGGTCTTGGATTAACCGTTTTACAGTGCTTTCGGATTCCAACCCCTTCAGGGCCAGTCCGAAGACTTCGTTGCTCTTGTATAAATTGCGACTTGAATCTTCAAGCGCGACTAGTAGTTCTTCTTTAGTAATCATGGTATGTGTTTATGGGGAAGTGGTCAGGAGGTTTTTACACCCAGCTAGCAGAGGGGATCAGCCGCCGCAGTCTGTTTTATCCCGAAAGTGGTGACCGATTACGTCGGTCAGGCGTGTGGTCGCTACCGTCTGCATTACCAGTTTCGGGTTTACCACACTTCCACCCCCGTCCGAGGTCGCTCAAACTCAAACTTTTTGATCCACATGATATGACCGATAGCGAATCGGTGAGCCAAGGTCGATTTAATGAAGCTGGCAGGGCGACCCTTTTACTTCAAGTTAAAGTTGTCTGTTTGCCCTCCGTTACGGGAGCGGAAGTGTGGTGACCGATTACGTCGGTCAGGCGTATCGCATTAACGCTGCGATAGGTGTCGTAGTCTTAGAAGGGTGGAGTTTTCATATGGGCGATACCTTTGCTCCTTTCCGATGGGAGCGCAAGCTTTTATTCTTCCCATTTCTCAATTGTTTTTAAGAATGCTTCGCAGCGTTGGGCGGCGGTGGCGGATACCGTGAGCAGTGGGTCGCGGCAGGCTTCATACTGATCGAGGCCCGTGACATCGCACAAACTCCACCAATACTTTTGAGTCAAACTGTTGGGCAAGATCTTCTCAAACTCATGGCAGGCGTTGAGGTCATTCAGGTAATCGGGAACTCCGAGACTGCCACAGTATTCACCTTTAGCATTTATACCCATTGAAGCAATACAAGATTCACTCCACATTCGGACGTTAATAAACCCACAAGCCTCAGCAATCGCGATTCGTTGTTCTTCAGGACTCATGGTGTCGTGTGTTTTGATTTCGTTCATGGTTTTATGAATCTGACTTCTGTTTGTTTATTGGGCTGTTCAGCACATACTTCATTTGTCCTGCATCAGCGATTGACGCGCACAGCGGGAAATGCTCCGCAAACTGAGCGAAGATGCTGTTGGCTAGATCGCGGTGTTCTTTTTGGGAATGTGCCGAACGACGCTGCCAGAAGTAGGTGATCCAGCTACGGACGCTGCCCTTCATGTAGGCACGAGTCGGAGTGCAAAGTGGTAGCACCATACGGGCGGATTCTGGTGCAATGCCGTCCCCGATAAGTTCGTTGTATTCCTGAACGCAGCCAAGTATGAGTTCTCGCGCCCCCCATGTGGCTTGAGTGCTTACCTCACCGGAACCCTGTCTGTTGCCCCCGTCATGCTTGAATCGAAGCTCAAGATCGCTGAAATCAAAATCTTTAACTTCTGCATAGCGTTGTGAAAATTCCTGAAACTTGAACGAACTGTGCCGCAGGATTTGAGCCATGATCGCTCTGCTGGTGTGGATCTCGAACGTCACGTCAACCATATCGAATACGGACCAATGCCCGTTTTCCAGACAGTAGCGTAGGAGTTTTTCTCCGGTATCGTGATTGTGCTGGTTGCTGGGCGACGATACACGCGCTTGGTAAACGATGAACTGCTCAGGCGTGAGATCAAGCAAGTCCGCTTTGATTGGTTTGGTAATGCTTACAATTTCTGATTTCATTTGTTACTCTTTCAGTTAAGGATAAAGGGGCCTACATTAAGTAGGCCCCCTTTTGAAGAAGCTTAGAGCTTCAGTGTGCCCGCGATATCGAACCACATCTTGGAGATCAAACCCTCCTTCGGAATGTGAGGCGCAGCGGTGTCAACCAAAATGGAGCAGGCAAGCAGCGCCTTTGCGATATCGTGCTGGCCCAACAAAATGGCTTTATCCACTAAGTCCAGAATGTCCAATTCGCATACTGGAGGCAAGCATGCGTGTGTCGCCGTGAGGAGATAAGTCGGTCTGCCTTCTTTTGCCGCCAGACGTTCTGCTTCTTTGCGAGCTTCGCCGATGTCCTCATGCTTGACAGTAGGCGCTCCCTTTCCTTCCACATAGATCATGTGGAATTGGCCTGATTCAAATTGGGTTGTTTCGTCCTGCTCTCCTAGAGTAGGGCCAAAGATTTCGTTCAGTTGTGCTTCGAGTTGTTTTCTCATATTAGTTTGCTGTTGCGGGTCTTGGTTAATGGAGATTTGTTTTTGCGTCAATAAATTTTTCAATCTTTTACGGCTTCGATGTAGTGCGTAGATTTGTAGCCAACGGTGCACCCGAATGGGAAGGTGACCCAGTCAGCGTCGAAGCGTCCATAGGATGCAAAGCGAATGCGCCTGTCCGACTTCAATCCTTTACCGCGATACACCCAACGTGCGTAGCCTTCTGGGACGGGAGGGAGAGGTGGTAGTCCGTCTGGTGCAACAGGCTCGTCTTTGACGGCTTCGATGTGGTGGTAACCTGCCGAGAAATGACTGGTCTCCCTCCAGTCAGCCCCCCTAAAGCTATACGCAATAAAGCGACCTTTTGCGATGATCTCCTCACCCTTAAATGTCCCGCGATACACCCAACGGTCGTAGCCTTCAGGGACGGGCGGTAGATCCCATTCAGATGGTATTGGAAGGACGCGTTGATCCAACGCAACTGACTCGTCTTTGACGGCTTCATCTTTGGCCACAGCAGCGGCAAATGTAAGAGGCACAGGCGGCTTCTTGTTCCGGTCATCCTGCAACGTGTTGCAGTGTCCTGCATCCAGTAGGATGTTGCAGCTCGAAGCAATGTGTGCAATGTGCGAGATACCGGATTCAGGGTCCAGATCTTCGCCATCCCGCCACGCGTTCAAGTGACGCATAATCGCTGAGACGTAGGTGGTAGCGCACACTCCGGTCTTGCGCCAATTGTAGGGTCCATATTTTTCGGAGCCTAGCTTATGCACCCATGCGGTCTGCTCAAGAGCAAACGGTGGGATTAAATGCATCGGTGCTTTGAGTGCGCCTGCTGCGCCTTTGGGGTCGTTTACTTGTGTGTTCATATAGATTGTTTAGTTTGTGTTGTTTTCCGAAGAAATGAACTCTCGCAGTTCCTCATACGCTTTTTGCGTGTGGTATCGCCCTTTGGCCTGTATCAGCCGCACGGCTAGTTCGCGTATGTTTGAGTATTTGATAGCCCATCCAAGGGCACTCGCCGTGCATCCGGCGTGCGTGTAAGTTTCCGGCTGCACGGTTCCTCCGCAGTAGTCGCACGTTCCGCCAACAAATCCTCTTGGCTTATCGCAGCATTCTTGTGTGTTCATGGTTCAGGTTCAATTAGGTATTCACATTCAAAGGCAATAATCGGAGGTGGCGCAATCATTACCACATATTTCGGTCTGGCTGCGGTGCGCCGCAAGCAGGTTTCGCAGCCTTCACGCCATCCGTTGTCTTCGCCATCTTCGTGCCAGTCGCCGTTGCATCGGGCGATGTCGTTTGGCAGTGTGTTCATTATGGTCTGTAGGATTAGTTCGGCCACCAAGGAATCATTCTGCCGTCAGTCCTAATCAACGAATGTTCAATGGTTTCCATTGTGTCAGGACGGCGGCACGGAATCATTCCATCATCCTCTTGAGGGTCGATTTGCCATCCCGCGTCGTGATAGACTTGGATCGCCCTCATTTGAGAGATGCTGGCTTTTGGCCAGTATTCCTTAATGTCGTTTATTTGCATGGCTTCGGTGCAGTTTGTTTTAACGATGCTTCCAACAATTCGATTTTGTGGTCGTGTTCTATTCTGAGTTTCTCGATGTCCATCTGGTCATCGGAGACGGAGCATGTGGTGCATCCGGCTATAGTTATGGACATGACGATGCAGACTACTGTATTTTCGTGCATTTGTGTTTAGGAGGTTAATGTCTAAGGCCGCAGTTCGGGCAGATCCCTACGCCGTAGCGTGTGTAGTTCAAACGATTACGGCAGTTAAAGCAGTAGCCAATAAACTTAAACACGAGTTTCGCGTAGTAGCGTAAACGAAAACGTAAGCGTTGGCGTATCATTGCTTGCTTTTCGGTTGCCCGTCGTTATAGAAAGTCTTCTTGAACCCCACGTTTCCGGCAATGTGATACATGACTACTCCTTCGGGATTCATGTAGTTCGGAGCGGCTTTGCTTCCAAAGTCGTGTAGAGCATCCAGTTCAAAATTAACCCGTTCCGTGTCAAAAGGTCCACGGTAGAGGATAGGCACTACCTTGCAGCATGCAGGTGCGTTTTCCGTAAATTTAGGTTCCGCTTTTGGATTGGGGTTTTCGATGGCGTAAGTTGGCTTGTCATGCTCAACCCAACCTACTGCATTGAATAGCGAAAAGAAGCGTTCGCCGTTCTTGAAGCCGTAGCCGCGTTGGATGCCGCTGCCCCACCATTCACCGAAGTGATGTCCTTCGCCTAATTTAAAAAGCTCGCTGGCATTAGCGACTGCCCAATTGGCGAAGCCGTAGTTGTCATCGGCAGTAGTAATCCAACGGGTTCGACTGCCAGCCCACATGCCTAAGGCACTGCCGTCTTTATTGAAAAGTGTAGCAATCGACTTAACGTCATGGAAGTCTGCGGGTCCGATGTAAACGCAGGCATTCGTGCCATCAATTTTTTCGGTGATGATGCACTCCCGTGATAAACGGGCCATTTTTGGGAATGGTTTGAATTCGGTCATGGTTTTGGGTAGTTATTGTTGTTGAGGATGATGTGCCACACTGCGGCCACTGCTATCGCTAAGGAGATCCAGAGCAACCCGAAGATTATTACGTCTTTCATTTTAAGCTAATGGTTGTCCTTTGTAGTAAGGGTGGTCTACGATTTGTTTGTGCAGCTCGTCGATGAGCTTGCCGTCGCGTGCGATAATAGCTTTATCGAATTGCGCTAGTAGCTCCTCCAGAGGAGCTGGCTTCTTGATTGAATCATATGCTGCGCGAAATGCCTCACCTTTTACGGCTCGTGGCAAACTTCCTTTTCCTGCTCCGGTTCCGAATGACATAGTGTTGTTTAGGTTGTCTCTGTTGGTTATATTTAAATTGTGCGGCTGACAAGAAAAATAATAGAATTTTTCAAACTCCGTGGAGGGCTTGCATGTTGGCCACTTTAGTGGTGATGGACTTCATCACTGACTCTTCGATTGAGCCAGCTGAGATGAGCACTTTTTGAATTGCATCCGACTTCGCTCCGTTGCGGTGAATCCGGCCCAATACTTGCATGTAATCCTTTGCGTTGAATGTGGGCGAGATCAACGAGATGCGTGGGCGATTTCCGATGGTGTCGTGCAACGATAAGCCCGTCCCGCCAGCAGCGATGTTGACCGCAAGACAATGGATTTCATCCGCTTGGAATTGATCAATGGCCAGTTGGCGTTCTGCCGCCGTTTGGCGACCGTCGATTTTAGGGCACAGCAACGAGCTGCAAAGTGCGTCAACGGTGTCAGAGAAGTTTACGAAGATCACAACGCTGTGTCCTCCCGCAATGTAGTCCGCCGCTATCTCTGCCAGATCGGGAGCTTTGAAGGATTCGGCGAGCTGGCGAGCTTTCAATATGTTGACCATAACGTGCTCGCTATTCGATACCTTACCAAATTCAATAAACTCTTCGATGATGGCAGGAGTGATGCCTAAGTCGGTGTAGGCTTTGTTGATCTTCTTCCAATCGGAGAACTGTGTCGGCTCGATGAAGATTCGGTTTTCGCGGAACGAATCGGGAAAGTCCTTTGGCGTGAGCTTGTGGCCCACCACTCCGTAGATCTTCTTATTCAAATCGAGAAGCTTTTGCTTATCCCTCAATTTCCAGCTACCCCATGAATCTTGAGAGCATCCGTTCGTGAGCATCCACGAGAACCAGCTCCTCAAGCCGTCGTCCGGTTTGTTGAGCGAGTGCAGGCCCAACGCGTAGCCCAATGGGCGCATCTCCGTGGGGTCTTCCGCCGCCGTAGCAGACATGCCGTGAATCGTAAACCCCTGCTGGATGAGCGATACAACGATCTGTGCGTTCAATGTGTATGGGCCTTTCGCTTTGTGGATTTCATCCACCAGCACAATCGTGCCTTCTGGCAAAGACCAACGCATGATCTTCTTGCCCGCTTTGCTCATCCACTTCGTCTTGCCGTTGCGGAGTTTCTCGTAGTTCAGAACGAACAGCGGTTTCACGCCGTGCTCTTCGCATTCGCGCTCCCATGCGGGAATGACAGCCTTCGGGCAGATGACGGCGAACGGTCGGTCTAGATCGCGGACGAGATGGACCGCTACTACCGTCTTCCCAGTTCCTACGCTTGAGCTGTCTAGCGTGTTCTTATTGGCTAAGAGGCAGCGGGTGAAGAATTCTTTGGCGGTTTGTTGTTTCGGGAATAGTGTTTTCATTCGGGAGCAAGCTCATACTCGACTTGCTTCGAACGACAAGAAAAAAGATCAGGAATTTTGTGCTCCTAATTTATTTTTTCTTAGTAGGAGCCATTGGCATATCGCGCAATCAGGAAAGCGTCAACGATACCATCATGGGGCACGTAGCTTCGGGCAGTGGCGAGCCAGTCTTCTTCGGGCGCGAGTTCGGTCGCCTTCCGTAAAGCGAAAACTTTCGTTTGTGATTTAGGAACTTTGCCCAGCATCTTCTTCTGCCAGTCCAATACTTGGATCGGTCTGACTTTTATGCCGTGCGACTCGCACATCCCCAAAATTTTCCCGAAGGAAATGCCCATCGAGCGCATGGCTTGGGAAGTCTTTGCATGCTTCAGCGGTTCCTCAATCGCGATCAAGGGTTCAGTATACAGGTTGCGTATCCAGTTATAGACCGCCATTGTATCGACCTCACGCTTTCCCGCACGCTGCAAAGTTGGCATGGCACGTCTGTCGATGATCGACCCATTGTGGTTCGAGATCGCGCAAAGCCCACCATCCAGTCCGTTGTCGATGCCTATGATCACTTCAGATTCTTTGGCGGGGGATCGATAGCATCAATAATATCAGCACGCACGATAATGCCGTTGCCCTTCGCAGGCGCGAAGACCTCTTCGCGTATCTTGCAGCTCTTAAGGAAGAAGATCTCACGTGCGGACATCGGCAAGACGCGATAGAACTCTCCAGCGATTGCTTCGGCAAAGAACGAAAATTCGTCTGAGTGCTCATATTTTTCTTTGAAGATTACTTGTGGGTCAGTGACCGCGATCTTGGCGGGGAACTGTAGGCGTTGTTCGTATGTGGCGATCATTCTTCGGTTTCAGGTTCGATATCAATTATGGTTGTCTTTTGCTTAGCAGCTGCGATGCCTCTGTCGGCAGCGGAGTTGTTGAGAATGGAAATGTCGATGTGCATCTTGCTGGTCCCGCCCGATGTCTTGGCGTTGAGGCCCAAGTTGCGGCGGATCAGCTGGTCCAACTCCGACATCTCGCGGACGCTTCTCGGCCCGCGAACGTGGCCCATGGAGTCGCGCAGCAGTTTGATCGCGGCTGCGGCGACGTAGTGCTGATACTTGTCGGCGGGCGTAGACTGGGACTCCGCAAGTTCGAGCAGCTCTTTCTCCTCCTGCAAAGCGGCGTTGTGCTTCGCGAGTTTGACGGCTTCGTCTGTTCGCTCAGATAGATCTCCGCTAAGAATATGTGCCAGCGGATCAATATACTCCATGCCTTCCGCATCTTTCGGGATCATCGCCGTAATAGGAATGGCGTTCAGACCTGATTCCTTAATCCATTTATGGACCGTGTTAAGGTGAATCCCGAGATCGCGGGCGATGATCGTCTGCTTATAATTGTCGCGGAACATCTGCAACGCACGCGACTTCAGCTCCGTGGACTTGGCAAGAGGAACTCTCTTGCGTCGGGGCTTGGTCGTCTTCGGCTTGTTTTCTTTCGGGTTATCGCTCAAGATGAATGCAGATATACATACATTGTAGATCCATTTCAACGAAAAAAACCGAATAATGCAAAATAATTTGACACAGGCGAAGAGTATTCTGGAACCACGGATCAATCCGGTCACCAAAAAGATGGACGTTGGAGGGCTTGAAATCAGACCGACCAGCCTAATCACGGCGCTGCTCTACGGATTCGCTCAGCACAAGAGGCCCATCGCCAAAGAGTATTATTTCTGGCGCATCTGCGACGAACTTTGGAACGGACCCGACATGGCCGAACAGCTGATGGTCCGACATCCGTGGGCGGACAGAATGATCAAAGCGGCGATCCGCAACAAATATCTTGCCATCGGTGGGTCAGCATCGAGCGGTAAATCGCATACGATGGCCGCGTGGGGCATCGTAAACTTCCTAGCGCAACCACGTGACACTCTCGTTCTTCTGACGTCTACAACGCTGCGAGAAGCCCGTA